CTAAGAAAAAAGCAGCTAAGTAATGATGCCATGTAAGGGCATGGGGAAAATAAACCCCAAGAAGAGGCCCACTGCGCTCAAGAAAGGCGGCTGGATTCAAGATGCCATTAAAAAACCTGGCGCACTTAGGCGTGAGCTGGGGGTGAAAGCAGGGGATAAAATCCCAGCTAAGAAATTGACAGCAGCGGCAAAAGCTCCGGGTAAACTGGGGCAACGCGCACGCCTAGCTAAAACTTTGAAGGGCATGGCTTAATGGCAACTACCAACACAGCCACGTTTACAATGGACTTCACAGAAATTGCTGAAGAAGCTTTTGAGCGTGCTGGGCGAGAGTTGCACTCCGGCTATGATCTTAAAACTGCCAGACGGTCAATGAACTTATTGACTATTGAGTGGGCCAATCGCGGCATTAATATGTGGACTATTGACGAGGGGTTTATAAACCTTGTTCAAGGTACAGCTACCTACAACTTACCCGCCGCTACTATTGATTTGATTGAGCAAGTTATAAGGACGGATGCAGGTAGTGCTACTTTGCAGTCTGATCTTAATCTTTCTCGGATTAGTGTTTCTACTTACTCTTCAGTGCCTAATAAACTTACCCAAGGTCGCCCTATCCAAGTGTGGGTAGACAGGCTTAGGGATAATCCAACTGTAACCCTGTGGCCTGTGCCGGACCAAGGTACTGCCCTTGCTCCGTATTACGTACTCCGGTACTGGAGATTGCGGCGAATACAAGACGCTGGAGCGGGAGTAGAAACTCCTGATATGAACTTCAGGTTTTTCCCTGCACTTGTAGCTGGGCTGGCATATTACATTGCCACCAAAATCCCAGAGTTAATGCCACGTATAGAGATGCTTAAAGGACAGTATGATGAACAGTATGCTTTGGCAGCGGGGGAAGATAGAGAAAAGGCTTCTATTAGCTTAGTCCCTCGTATTTATGGGATGGGGTAGCGATGAGCGAACGGTTTGCTTCAGGGCAAAACGCTATTGCAGAATGCGATGTGTGCGGGTTTCAATATCGCCTACGTCAGTTAAAACCCCTAGTGGTAAAAGCAGTTGTTACAGGGATAAAGGCTTGTCCAGAGTGTTGGAATCCTGACCAACCACAATTAATGCTGGGTGTGTTCCCTGTATCAGACCCGCAAGCAATACGTAACCCAAGACCTGACTTTACGGGGTACCCCCAGAGTCGGGCACATATTGAACCAGTAGACCCGCTTGTTGCTTTTGGGCATATTGGGTTGGTTACCATAGTAATTACTTAGGAGACTAAGATGGAAAAGAAAATAAAAGTTAAGAAGTGGCCCGGAATTAAAAAGTATAACCCCGGCACTACGGTTAATTCACCAGAGCAATCTTCTGGCACTGTTAAAACCAGTGGCATAAAGATACGTGGAGTAGGTGCTGCTACTAAGGGAATTATTGCTCGTGGGCCAATGGCGTAGGGAGTAGTAGGTGAACTACACCGAACTTACAACCAATATACAGGACATCTGTGAACAGACGTTTACGGCAGATCAGCTTGCCATGTTTACCCAACAAGCCGAGCAACTTATTTATACCACTGTAGATTTGCCTGCTCTGCGGATCAACCAAACTGGTGCTACCACCATTAACAATAAGTACCTGACGATGCCGTCTAACATGCTGTACGTGTATTCTGTTGCTGTGGTGGATGCACTCAGTCAGTACCACTATCTGATCAATAAAGATGTGAGTTTTATACGAGAAGCCTACCCAATAGCAGCTGATACAGCACTGCCAGTGCACTATGGTATTTTTGCCGATGGGACTTTTATTTTAGGCCCAACTCCTGATGCGGCGTATGTTGCGGAAATTCATTTTGCTAAGTACCCTACCTCTATAGTGACCGCTGCTACGACGTGGTTAGGGACTGAGTTTGATTCAGCGTTACTTAATGGGGCTTTAGTACAAGCTATACGGTTCCAGAAAGGGGAAGGAGACATGGTGCAGATGTATGAAAAAATGTACGTCGATGCTATGGCACTTTTGAAAAATCTAGGCGCGGGGCATCTTGAGACAGATACTTTCCGCAGTGGAGTGGTTAGAGTACCCCCACAATAAACACAGGATAAATTATGTTAAGCACCGCAGGTAGCATGGAAGTAGGAATAGTAAAAGTAGCCACTGTGTCGGGGCGGGGTTTTACCCCCGAAGAAATAGCGGAACAAGCGCTAGATAGAATTATCTCTATAGGTAATAACTCACACCCTGTTATACAGGCGCAAGCAGAAGCATTTAGGAAAGAAATTAAGGGGGTCTTGGTTAAGTATTTACGCCAAGCGGTGGCTTCACATAACACCACATTAACCAACCGTTTTCGGGATGCAGGACATCCAGAATTAGTTAAATTATTAGAGGTATAAAATGGCTATTACAATCGCAACAGCAATGCCTACATCGTTCAAGGTAGAGCTTCTTAAAGGTTTGCACGATTTTACGGTGGGCAGCACTACGTTCAAGATGGCTCTTTTTACAGCTGTCGCTTCAGGAAGTGGAACTTATGGCGCTGCAACCACTAATTATTCTCAGATGGGTGCAGATGAGGTTGCTACTGCTACGGGATACACCAGACCGGGCCAGTTTCTCACGTCTGTTACACCCACCGCTGATGGAACTACAGCTATCCTAGATTTCAGCGACGAAACGTGGACGTCGTCTAGTTTTACCACTTGCGGTGCTTTGATCTACGATACTTCGGACTCTGATTCAGCTTGTGCTGTGTTGAGCTTTGGAGGGGATCAGACCGTAAGCACTGGTGATTTTACTATTCAGTTCCCCGCTGCGGCATCGGCCACTGCGATCATTCGTATAGCCTAGTAGGAGCTTGCGGTGAGCGGATGGGGTCAACGGCCTTGGGGTTTTAACCGATGGGGTGGTGCACCTGCCACTACAGTGTATCTCGGTGCTGTCTGGGGTGCTCGCGGGTGGGGGGAAGAAGCATGGGGTGCTAACGGCATCTCAACAGTTGGTACCGGCGCTATTGGGTCAGTTGTTGTAAGTCACAGCAGTATAGCTTACCCAACGGGAGTAGCAGGAACAGGTGCAGTAGGTACTGTTGTAACAAGTTACAGCAGTATAGCTTACCCAACGGGGGTAGAAGGTACAGGGGCAATAGGAACTCTATCAATAGTACCCACTTTTGCTATTACTGGTGTACAAGGCGTAGGACAAATAAACGGTGTTAGCACTAACACCAGCGATTCAATTGTACCCAACGGGGTAGTAGGAACAGGCGCAGTAGGCACAGTTACTTTTAGTATTGGTACAGTAGTTAGTGTTACCGGAGTAGTAGGAACAGGGGCAATAGGGACAGTAACGCCAGCCTACGACTGGATTGTTTACCCCACAGGAGTGGCGGGAACTGGAGCTGTACAAGCGGTAACCCCTACGGTTATATTTGCGGTAGCTGGAGTAGCAGGAACAGGTGCAGTAGGCACGGTAACAAACACAAGAAGTGCGAATATTTTCCCCACAGGGGTAGTAGGAACAGGCGCAATAGGAACCATCATACGGGGTGGTTGGACAAGCATAGACGTTTCACAAGACCCCAATTGGGTAGACATAGACGTAGCAGCATAGGAAACAATTATGGCAACTTATGTAAATAATTTAAGACTTAAAGAGATCACTACCGGCGATGAAGACGGTACGTGGGGCACTTCAACCAATACCAACTTAGAACTTATAACTGATGCTTTGGGGTATGGAACCAAACAGGTAGCGGCTGATTCTAATGAGACATTTACAATGCCCGATGCTACAGCAGACGGCACACGGGCGCTCTATCTCAAGTTCACTTCGGCTGGTTCGCTAACTGCGACCCGTACCCTGACACTTGCACCCAATACTGTTTCCAAGATGTGGATGATTGAGAATGCCACGAGTGGAAGTCAGTCAATCATAATTAAACAAGGTTCAGGCGCTGAAGTTACTATAGCCACAGGTGCAAAAGCATGGGTTTACACTGATGGTGCTGGAGCAGGTGCAGCAGTTGTTTTGGCTAACCCTACGGAAACAGGTACAGGCACGGTAACTTCCGTTGCAACCGCCGATGGTGGCGGGATTAATGGGCTTACTCTGACAGGGGGGACGATCACTACCAGCGGCACTATTACTTTTGGTGGTGCTTTATCTGGAGTTGATCTGACCTCTCAGGTGACAGGAACTCTCCCAGTAGCCAACGGTGGTACAGGCGCAACAAGTCTGACAGCAAATTATGTAATTCTGGGTAATGGCACATCAGCAGTTCAAGTGGTTGCTCCCGGCACGGCGGGTAATGTATTAACAAGTTCGGGTGGTACTACATGGGCATCAACTGCGTTACCCGCAAGTGGTATATCAGCAGGACTTTCTATCGCACTTGCGATGGTAATGGGTTTCTAGGAGA